AGCTCTTAAACATACTAAGTATGGAAACTATGAGCAAGAGTTGCATGACTATATAGCAAGCTATTGTAAACGTAACGGAGTACTAAAGTCACAGTTCACTTGGGAATCAATTCCTTTTGATGTGATGCAAGTATATGCCGCCATGGATGCTGCTGTTACCTTTGAAATATACGAACTTATGCTCGAAGCTCTTCACAAGAACCCAAAGCTAGTAAGAGTATACAAAGATATTCTAATACCAGGAATGTTATTCCTCAAAGATTGTCAGGATAATGGAGTACCTTTTGATAGAAGAAGATTAGAAGAAGCACAGAATCTTATGGAAGCAGACATACAAGTAGCCATTGAAAAGCTTTATAGCTTTAAAGAAGTGCAGATGTTTGAAAAAGCACAAGGTAAAGAGTTCAATCCTAATAGTACAGTTCAATTACGAAGCTTATTATTTGATGCGATTGGCTTACAACCCACAGGTAAAAAGACAGGGACAGGAGCACACTCAACAGATGCAGAAGTATTAGGACGATTGGCAGACCAGCATCCAGTACCTAATCTAATTTTAGCTATTCGTCAGAAGTCTAAGATTAAAAATACTTATTTAGATAAGATCATACCACAGCTCGATAGAGACAGTAGATTAAGAACTAATTTTAATTTACATAGTACAACATCAGGTAGACTATCTTCAAGTGGTAAATTGAATATGCAACAAATACCTAGGGATAATCCTATTGTAAAAGGTTGTATACGAGCCAAAGAAGGCAATCAGATAGTAGCAATGGATTTAACTACAGCAGAAGTATACGTTGCGGCAGCATTATCTGGAGACAGAAATCTAAGTGAAGTATTCAAATCAGGCGGGAACTTTCATAGTTCTATTGCTAAGTTAGTATTTAGACTACCATGTGAGGTAGAAGAAGTAGCAGAACTATATACATTTGAGAGACAGGCAGCTAAAGCTGTTACGTTTGGTATTATGTATGGAGCTGGACCGAATAAGATATCACAACAAGTTACTAAAGACTCTGGCTCACTATTCACAGTAAGTGACGCACAGAAAGTAATAAAACAATACTTCGATCAGTTCAATAGATTGAAGCATTGGTTAGAAGAACAAAAAGAATTTATTGAAGCCAACGCGTACCTCTACTCTACATTCGGTAGAAAGCGTAGGCTAGAGAATGTTAGAAGTGCTGACAAGGGTGTTGCAAGTCACGAAGTAAGAAGTGGGATTAATTTCTTAGTTCAATCTGTGTCTTCCGATATGAATTTACTTGCAGCAATTGACATGAATAACTATATAAAAGAGCAAGGACTAAAAAGTAGAATCTTCGCTCTTGTACATGACTCTATTCTTGCCGAGTGCCCACATCATGAGATTGATGCGTACAGTAAGAAACTGACAGAGTTTGTACAGATGGATAGAGGTATTTATATCAATGGAGCACCCGTCGGGTGTGACTATGATGTAGGAGATGACTATAGCTTTGGCAAATACGAAAAGCTATATGGTTAATTTTAATTTAGTATTCCCAGTTTACGTTTTAAATTCAGATAATATCTGGAATCAAGATGGTATAGTCTTTATTGATGAGAAAGTGCTAGACGATCTAAACCAAACTGGGGATACTATTGGACGGAGAAGGCTACAAACCCCCTTAAAGGGTTTGTTCCCACTTAAGTTTCAAATTGATACTATGGTGGGGTTAATAAAACACAGAGGGAAAAATTATATTGATAGTACAGGAAAGTATTATTACTATGAGAAAACAACATTTACAAAGTTGGTGTGTCATAAAATTATTAATGTAGAGGACAATAAAGAATCCTCTACGATTTGGCTAAAAGATATAAACTTTTCTTTTACCGAAAAAAGACCCCCGAAAAGTACAGAGTCGTGGGCACAAGTACTATATCTAAACGGAATGCCGTGGCTGATATATGAGTTTTTAGAACAGGAACAAAAAGAAACAAGAAGAAAAATATGAAAGCAGTACTAAGTAATAGGATTTATTTAAACACAGATCCAACTCTTCAAGAGCATATTGATAAGGAGTTAACTTATACAATTCCTAATTATGATCCACGAGACCCCCCTCTAATAATTAAGAACATGGGGATTATCCGTAAAGACTTAATTACAATACCAAGTGGAAGAGAAGACTTAATACCTAAAGACTATGAGATAGTTGATAAACGAATTACTGTGCCCACGGACTTTCCTGACTTTAAGTTCGAGTTAAGAGCAAGCCAGCAGAAAGTTTTTGACAGGGTGGATGAAAGCTGTATAATAAACGCGTGGGTAAGTTGGGGTAAGACATTCACCGCCTTAGCTATCGCTTCAAATCTTGGGCAGAAAACATTAGTAGTAGTTCATACCTTAGCTTTATTAAAGCAATGGCAAACTGAAGTACAGAAAGTCTTCGGAATTGAACCAGGAATTATAGGCGGTGGAAAGTTCAGTATAGACAGCCCTATAGTTATCGGAAGTGTCCAGTCTTTATACCGCAGAGTACCAGAAGTTTCTGATAGATTCGGAACAGTCATATTAGATGAGATGCATCACGTGAGCAGTCCCACTTTTGCTAAAATATTAGATAAAAATAAAGCAAGATATAAGATTGGACTTTCAGGCACTATAGAAAGAAAAGATGGTAAACATGTAGTCTTTAGAGATTACTTTGGGCAGACAGTCCATAAACCACCGAAGGAAAACTATATGCCACCTAAGATAGATATCATAGCATCTAACGTTAGATTTATGGACGGACAGAATATTCCATGGGCTAACAAAGTAACACACTTATCTTATCAAGAGGAGTATGTACACTCTGTTGCAATGATTGCAAGTGCTTATGCAGCAAAGGGTCATAAAGTTTTAGTTGTCTCTGACAGAGTAGAATTTTTAAAGACCTGCGCTAAACTAAGCGGAGAGGAGGCTATGTATATTACAGGAGATATACCTCACGAAGAGAGACCTGAAATGATGAAACAGTTATGGGGAGATATGAACATTCTTTACGGAACACAGTCTATTTTCTCAGAGGGAGTATCCTTGGACTGCTTGAGTTGTTTAGTACTAGGTACACCTGTAAATAATGAACCCCTATTGACACAGTTAATCGGACGTATTATTAGAATACAAAAAGATAAACTTCAGCCTGTTGTAGTCGATATAAACTTACAGGGCAAAACGGCAAGAAAACAGGCGAACAATAGACGAGGCTATTACATGAAGCAAGGATACGAGGTAAATGACCTATGAAAAAATACTTCTTGACATGAACCCTATTTTTTGATATAATATATGATACGATATAATTGGAAAAAGATAGCGAAAGATAGTAAGAATAAGGTATCTGACGTCATGCTCATAACATGGTATGTAACTTATAAATATCCACCCACAAGTAAGAGGGATAGGCTATTCAAATTCTATGGAAAGGATTACTCAGGAGACAGTTTTTTACTGAATCCCGAATTCATTTACAAGCATCGTAAGTCCGCAACAGATGTGGAGTGGGCTGAATATATCGCTGTAGCTTCTTTTAGAAGTTATAACGATTACTTAATAAACAATAAATTAACATTAGAACTAGTACGCCTCCCGAAAGGCGTGCAGAACATAATAAAGAAAAATAGGCTATTCAGAATAGAAAAAGGCACAGTCCATTTTCTGTATGAGAAGTCACAAAAGGAGAAATAAAAATGGCATTAAAATTTGCACAATTAGAAGGTAAGGCTAAGAAGTCTTCCATAAATCAATTCCAATATCAAGATGGAGATAACATCGTAAGAATGGTAGGAGACATACTTCCTAGATATGTATATTGGATAAAAGGCGAGAACGACAAGAACATTCCTATGGAGTGTCTTTCCTTTAATCGTTCTACAGAAACTTTCGATAATAAAGAGAAAGACTGGGTTAGACAATATAATCCAGATATGAAATGCGGTTGGTCATACGCAATACAATGTATTGACCCAAAAGACGGACAAGTCAAAGTACTTAACTTAAAGAAAAAACTATTAGAGCAGATAATGCTTGCAGCAGAAGATCTTGGAGATCCTACTAATGCAGAAACTGGTTGGGATATAGCCTTTAAAAGAGTTAAAACTGGTCCAATGGCTTTCAACGTAGAGTACCAATTACAAGTACTTCGTTGCAAAACCAGAGCATTAGAAGAAGCAGAACTAGAAGCTATCGCAGAACTAAAGTCAATGGACGAAGTACTGCCTAGACCAAGCGCTGACGCTCAAAAAGAACTATTAGATAGAGTAAGAGCAGGTGGAAACGACGCCCCTGCCGCTGAAGTTGCTAAAGAATTTTCAGAAGGTTCTGAGCAAAAATGGTAGGAACTTCATAGTATGATTTTATTTACTGCAGACTGGCATATTAAGCTAGGACAAAAGAATGTGCCTATAGAATGGGCAACGAATAGATATCGTAGCTTCTTTTCACAGATTCAAGAAATTGAACAAGAAGTCGATCTGCATATCATTGGGGGAGACTTATTTGATAGACTCCCTTCAATGCCCGAATTAGAGTTGTATTTCGACTTTATTAGCGGGGTTGAAATTCCAACAATTATATTTGATGGAAACCATGAAGCTACTAAGAAGAATAAAACATTCTTCACTCAGCTAAAAACAGCAACGCAGAAATTAAACCCCTTAGTTACGGTTATAGATGAAATATGGAAGACAGAAGATTATAGTATTCTTCCATACTGTTACTTGCATAGAAAATGGAATCCTATACTAGATTTAGATATTAGGAAGCCATTATTTACTCATGTAAGAGGCTCTATACCGCCACATGTGTCTCCCGAAATAGATTTATCAAAACTAGCACAGTTTCCGATAGTCTTTGCGGGCGATCTACATAGTCACTCTAATACACAATTAAATATTGTCTACCCAGGCAGTCCAATGTCAACTCAGTTTCATAGAACTAAAGTTAAGACAGGATATATTTTAATTGACGAGAAGAGTTGGAACTGGGAATGGAAACAATTTGCTTTGCCACAATTAATACGAAAGACGGTAACAGACCCAGAGGACATGATTGCAACAGACTATGACTATACAATCTATGAACTAGAGGGAGATGTTGCCGACCTTTCACTTATAAAGAATTCAGAACTACTTGATAAAAAAGTAGTTAAAAGAAAAACAGAAGCCACCCTTATACTAGACTCAGACATGTCTATGGAAGAGGAGCTTGCAGAATATCTTAGTTATATTCTCGAAATAAAAGACGATACAGTAACACAAATATTAGGAATATTTCATGATCACTCTAAAAACGCTGAAGTGGGATAATTGTTTTAGTTATGGTAAAGACAACAGTATTAACCTTAACAATAGCACTCTCACTCAATTGGTTGGTACCAATGGTATGGGCAAATCCTCCATACCTCTCATCATTGAAGAAGTATTATACAACAAGAACAGTAAAGGAATAAAGAAAGCCGACATACAAAATCGGTTTATAAATGCAGGTTATAATATACACCTGACTTTTGCTGTGGAAGATAAGCAGTACTCGATTGATGTTAGTAGAAGTAGAGGAAGTATAAAAGTTAAGTTATTTGAAGGAGCAGAAGATATTAGTAGCCATACTGCAACTAATACATATAAGTCTGTAGAAGAGATACTTGGATTAGATTTTAAAACTTTTACACAGTTAGTATATCAGAACACAAATGCGTCACTACAGTTTCTAACTGCGACTGATGCAAACAGAAAGAAGTTTCTAATAGAGCTACTGAACTTGGAAGATTATGTAGCGTACTATGATGTATTCCGTGAACTAGCCCGTACTTCTGGTCAAGAAGTTGCAGAGCTAGATGGAAAATCAAAAACTATTATAAAATGGTTAAATGAAAATAAATTGAGTGATAGTACCATACTTCCAATGATAAAATTACCAGAATATTCTGAAAAAGATGAGAAGGCATTACGTGATTTCTCTGTAGACTTTGAAAATATTTCGGAAAAAAATCAAAAAATAAACGAAAATAATACATATAAGCAGTTACTAAGCGGTATTGATATGGGTGTAGTACAAAGCCACGTAGAAGCTCCAGAGTCCTACTATACACTAGTAAGTGATAGAGGGGAAGTAGAGGGAAAGATAAAGTCCTTGCGATCTAAGATCCAAGAATATGAGGAGCTAGAGGGACAATGTCCTACA